ACCCTTGAAACTCGGGTAATACAACGGTTCTATGACCACGCCAATAACTGTGTAGTGTACCACTGGTACTGTGTATAACTGCACCAAACACCACAGGCTTGTTGTCAATAAGGCCTACATAACAATGTGCACCTTTGGCTAAGGCAGTGTCTAGATAGTGATACTTACCAAACAGTCGCCAATACGTGCTACTTGCGCTGCGGATGGTGAGAGTAATGGAGGGTCGCCCCAGTCGATGAAGTGACCTCCGGTTTTCTAAGACACGTAAATCCGTGTCATATACGTAGTCGGGATCTAACCATTCTACTATGTCTCTGTGGCAACTGGCAATATACAAGGGTTTATTATCTGCCTGCTTATCATAATACTTGCGAACACTATATGCAAGACTTTTGGCAGTGTCACGATCCACCACACTTGTAAATTCATCAATGGTGTTAATACCTTGATCCAAACTCACAGCCATTTCAAATCTATGCCGTTCACCATTGCTCAGTGTGACAGGAGGCCTAAACCAAGCAGGGATAGTTCTTAATCCACAACTTAACAACAGTTCCTCACCACGCTCGGGGCTACTAAAGTTGTCGATTACGTAGGCTTCATCATCCATATAGGGTTGTTTTAATTCGCCTAGACTTCTTAGTATCGTGCTCTTGCCACTACCACTAGTGCCCACAATTAGCACAATACCCTCTGCAGGTAGCTGGGGTATTTCTACTCTAGCCTCCTTATAGTCCTTGATATCGTACTTGGTACGTATTACATCTAAATAGCTCATTAGTATAAATCCCCTATTGCAGGTTTAAATCCATCTATGTCTGTAGGATCAACTTTGGGCAATTTATATTTGAATCCGCTCTTAGACAATTGTGCAATGATAAACGCAATAAAGTAAGGATCTTGTTTTCCAGTGTTGCTGGATCCATTGGCCATTCCTAGGCGATCCGGTACACCTAATTTGTCACGTTGTTCTTTGTTGCTAGGGTAGTCGTAATTGGGGTGATATTTCTTTTTAAACCAATTGCGATACGCAATGTCGATTTTTTGGAATAAAGGATTGATATGTCTTTCGGCGTTCCAATTGCACTTAAATGTGCTATACATGATTTCTACCATATTTTCGAGATAATCATCGTCGATTGTGATACCTTGATCCTTGGTTAATTTTAACAGTTGCAACACCAAATGTATCTCCTTACCAGCCACATAAACATGTTTAACACTATTTCCGCCGGTGTCTTGATCAGGCCAAGACTGCCTAAATTTCCAATAGGTACAAAAATGTTTAACCAAGTCAAGACTGGTAGAATCAATGAGCTTGACTTGGGTGCAGGCACCGTTATATGAAGATTCAAAATCAGTTTCAGTTAAGAAGATGCCAGCATCAGTGAGGGCCAATTGCTTTTCGTTTGCCTCAACCCAATTTGTATTCAGACTGCCGTCAATTCGTACACCAAAGATTTTATTACTAAAATATGCCAATGGGCTTAATGGCTCTTTGCCTTCTTCACTATTAAGTACAATAAAGTTCTCACGAATTTTGGCTTTGTTGTTGGTGTGATAAATTGCAATAGGCACAATTATATCTTCGGCTAATTGCTTGAGATGTCTTACACCGAGCAAATATAATACCACCGCAGTATGCTGCCCGTCCCATGCAACATATTTTCCCGGTAAATTTTCATCTTCATATACATTGATTGCCATTACTTTAGTTTCTTCAAAGTTCTTAATAATTTTTAACACATGTCTCCATACCAAGGGACGATTCATGGTGTCATCAATTACAATGTCACTGAGTTTACATTTTTCAGCTCTGACTAATCTGATATCTTTCCATTGTAATTTGGGATATAATCCGTCCCATATCACCATGGCATTATTTAGTAATGCCACCTGATTGCGTTTTGTTTGTTTAATCATTTGCTCATCGCTAGGCAAAACATCGATAATATTATCAACTCTATCGCCTAAAGACACCCAATGGCTTTCTTTTTGGTTGTATCTTTCATTTTTTTCTTGTGCATAATTTTGTGGACGGAGTTTCATTTGGCTTCCTTTAGAATACGTTTGTTGTCTTTAAAAGTTTCATCGTTAGCAAGAGGTTGTAGCAGTTTTATTAGACCACCTTCTACTGCGCTTAAATCACATTGTTCATGAAGTATAATGTAGCTAACTTTCCATTTTACTGGATTGATATCAACATTTTCTCGTAGCCAACGCCAACCCTTGGTGTCTTTGGCCCCTTTCCTGCCAAAGGCTTTGTCCCAATGTTTGCCTTGTCTTGATTTAATTTGACCTTTGCCTACATAAATCACTTGCTTGCCTTGTTGTATAACATAAATTCCGCTATGCTCTTTGGGAATTTGCTTATATAAATGAAACTCTTGTTCTAAAACATCGGCCTTGATATTATAAAACTTCAAGACTTTTTTAATTACTGGGTCTACCATTGTTGTACCTTAAAATTAAACAATAACTCAATTATAGCACCAATTGTTATTCTTGTCAAATCCCGTGTTGTATAAAAACAACACTATTGATTATCCTCTAGATTTTGCAAATAAGTATTGAGATCGCCGGCATGTAATTGCAACATGATCAAAGTGGTTTCGTCAATTACCGCTATACATTTGTAGGTGTCTACTAGATAAGGAGCAGTTAACAATCGTTCTAGTTGTAAGAATTGTCGACCTCCGAGACCTCGTTGTAATTTCACCTTATGTGTTTTAATCTTGGTATGCTTGTTGATCCAAGTATAGGCTTCGCGTGTTAGTCTTAGACTTTTGGGATTGATAGGATTGTGCCACCAGCGTGGAGGACCAACAGTGACACCTGCGGTAAACAGGTCAATCCACGATTGTCTATTGTTTGTAGATTGTGTCACCTTGTTTTAATAACACGACTGTGAACTTGTCGGTTTTGTATAAGGTATTGAGTTTCTTGCAAAGATTAATAGCGTGGCCGCTATTTGAAAAACTTACTTTCTTGTACTTGGGACCAGGATAACTAACCAGTATATTGTGAGTTTTTAAATTGATAGGTTGGTTGTCGTAGAAGACTGCCCAAATACCTTCACTGGCTAATACTTGGTCGCTTTTATAAGTTGTTTTGTTTACGTGATCCAACAATACTGTTGGTTTTGGTCTTGACATCCTAGTTCCTTGATATACAGTTTATTTATCACCGTAATATGCGTACTTTTACTTAAAACCACCACCATCCATGTTTATTTGGAAAATATTTTCATTTACGGGTGTATGTTTTGCTTGTTCGGCGGTTATTGTAAGCAAACTGTAAATTTCTGCATGAAGATTACGTGCTTCGTCGGCATTTAATGTAAGCAGTTTGCTATTACTTTGAGTCATAGCACGTACTCGATCATTAAACATTCTTAGCGCAAGTGGTAATGAATTATCCATTTATTTCTCGCAATGCATCTTCTGCACGTTCTTGTGTTTTAAAAGGACCTTGGTATTCATAACGATTAAGTGTAATCAACTTGGGACAAAATTGTCTAGTCCAATTTTGACCAAACTTAATCAAGTAGTGACCTGCACAAAAGAAACTTTTACTTTTGGCACCTTTGGTATAGATAGGCAAGTATCTTTGTACATCAAGTACTTGATTGTGTGCACTACCACTAACAGGAAATCCATAAACATCGTTATCAATAATTTTTTGTGGCTTCTCGGCTTTGACAAATTCAATATTGTATTTTTTACTAATCAACTTGATACTGGGAAAATGCTCGCGTTGATCATCGTGTACATATACAAAGCCACCGTTTTCGTCCACTGCTTGTATAGTGGCAATTTTGTGTCCTGATTGTTCAACAATCCAAAATTTGTTTTTAATTACTGGTTTAGCAATTGTTTCCATTATTTTTGTTTCATCCTATACATTGTGATTATTTTGCCCAGTTCACGATCAAAATCTTCCACGCCATCGGGTATAATATAAAGTTCTTCTGAGCCACCTCCGGATATAGTATATTGCGGTGCACTCTCATTTACTGAAATAATAGTACCACCATTGGCGCTGGTTATTTTAAATGAGATGCCCGGTAGATTCATACTACTGCTGGGATTTGCCAATGTTACAGTTTGCAGTTGACCGTATGCTGATTGATATGCGTTTGTTGCCACTTTGTTTTCTTCCTCTAATATTATTCTACCTTGAGTGAGCCAATGAAAAAATCTCAATCTCCAACTGCGGGGCTTTGGAAATAATACATTGTATGCTTTATCATACCGATGTTTACGATCCGCAAGTTCCTTCATGACTTGATCATTTCCATTGCTACAATTTGTCCAACCTGAGCAGAAATGTCTTGGTCATCGTGTATGACATTTAAGATCTCAATAGTCTCGTCCTTTTTGGGATCATAGCGTCTTGTAATTAACACAACACCACCACGGCCTACACTGACATCAAATCTAAATGTTCTCGGAATGTCGTGATTGTCAGGACCTGCAAGTACCCCTGCACGATGGCCTTTGCGTCTAGTAGGGTTACCACTAGCAAGTCCGGCAGTGGCATACACTTCTTCATCATGTCTGCCGTACTCTGAACCCCATCGTACTATTTTATTACATAACCATTTAATCATATTTTTCCTTGTTTGCTAATGCCACAACAACTTGCAATCGTTCTAGGCTTTGGGCAACAGTGGCCATAGCGTCGGCAACGGCCGGGCTTTCCTTGGCCAGTTGTTCAAGTTGCCGTTCCATTTCGATCTTTGCACGTACCCAATTGATTGCTTCAACAGCGTCAGGGGTTAGGCTTACCGAGCCATATAGCCCATGCATTTGAGTCCAATAATTTCCATCCCAGACCTCAATGCGGGCGTTATTAAATCTCATAGCACCTCGGGCCGGGGCAGGCACCGGAGTATCGGCATTGAAGTATGGTCCGCCAGTGACTTCACCGCCTGATGTATTAATGTATTGACTTCCTGTTAACCCACTAAGCATCCACGGTCTCCAATATTTCCGGGGCTTTAGACTTGATTAATTCCACCAGAGCCATTTGTATATAATCGTTCACAGTCATATCTAGTTGATGTGCACGACGATAAATTTCTATCTCTAACTCACTGTCAAGTTCTAACTGAATCATAACTCGTGTGTCGTAATCTTGACCATTAACAATAGCAGTGGCCTTTTCTAAGAAGTCCTCTTCAACATCTAGTTCAGTATACTCAACACCATCCCATGCCGTGTTCATGTCAACCCCACGTGCGCTGGCTTCGTTGTCATGTGCCTTTGCGTACTTAGGATTAATCATTCGATATGCACGATCGTTGGTAAAGTCATGTGCTGCAACTTCATATACTATTTGCGTCTTTGTATCAAATACAATGTCGGTGCTATAGCCACCTCGGTCATGTATGCCATTCCAGCTGGATAACATACATGTATCCTTGCCGTAGCAGTCCCACAAATAATGTTCACCATCTGTGATTTTGTAATTGGCTAGTTCTAACCATTGTTTTAATGTAATCATGTCTTCTCCGGATAATTTGCTGATAAAAAGTCTACATAACCCTGTATGTTGTCGCTGATGCGTTTCAAATCATACTTGCCACAAAACTTCAAAAACTTGGTACCAATTTGCGGAATATCTTTTGGCACAGCATTTTCTGCAATAGTTTTTGCTATGTTCATTTTAACATCATCGGGCTGAGCAGTCAAGTCCACAATAGTCACATTGCGATGATAGTCGTCTAGCACCTTGTGTTCGACGCCATTATGGTCAGTCCAACGTTGTAACATGAGATTGTTCCAAGCAAATCCTTTACTATTTCTATCTTCAAATGCTTCTTGTAGGCCCACTCGGTTTTTAGTGCCTTTGGTGCGAACACCTGGATAAGCACTAAACACATTGTCTGTAGCATCGCCACGCATACATTTTTCAAACAAGATCCACTTAGGGTCGGGAATTTTCTTAGGCTCTTTAGTTTTCTTGTCAATAACCAATTTGCCTTTTTTATCCAATATGCCATTTAGTGTATGAAGCTCATCACTGATACCATTGTACTGTACAACATTGGTAGCAAGTAACTGATAAAAGTCTGTGTCACTTGATACAATTACATGTGAATCCTGTGGGTGTGCTTGTATCCATCCTGCCACCAAGTCATCTGCTTCCAGTGCTTCGTGCCGGAGAACAGTACAATTTGACTTTTCCGAGAAAAATGTTTTGAGCTCATCAAAAGTTTCCCAAAATAGTCTGTCTTCTTCAGCTTCTTTTTCGGTGAGCGCGGCTCTTGCGACTGCACGATTTGCTTTGTACGGGGCATAAAAGTCCTTGCGCCAGCTACGTCCTTCTAAACAGATCACAACATGATCTGCTTTTTGCTCTCGGTAGGCTTTGGCAATAGAGTTAAGTGTAACGTGAGCAGCAAAGCCTAATCTGTCCCAAGTATCTGCTTGGCGAGCGGCTGAGTGACGTGCACGAAAGAATGTGTTAGCAGTATCAACAATTAAGTATTTCATAGCATAATAATAGCATATTATGACTTCTTTGTCAAGAGTATTTGGACATA